CGAAGAAGAAGTAGTAGAGCCTTCAGTAATAACTGTGTCGGCATTTAAAAGAAAAGTACTGTCTGCTATTGTAAGAGCTTTGAGAGAAGAACGAGCCGTTGAGGTAGCTAAGTATGTACCACTAACTGTATACGAATCTGCACTATTAATTTGAACTACATTACCATTGAGAAGGTTGTATGCTTTTAAAGCTGTGCCATCGTGTATGATTACATATCTTTCAGTCTCGTCTCTATTAATAAAATGTACAAAGCTATTAGAATCTATAGCAGAGGAGACTAATCTTGCTATGTGATTAGTATGTGGTCTTTTACTTAATCCATCTACAACAGAACTGATAGCGTTAGTTTGCTCTTCACACTGACCTTCAAAACGAATTGAGTCAGGTTGCTGAGATACACCACCAATAAGATTGGGGAGGGAAGTATTAAGTAATGCCATTAAGATAAATCGTAGTTACGATTGATGCCAACTCTAACTGCTGCGTCATAGTTGTCAAAGATAGTCCTATCAGAAGTACGTCCATCGGCTTCTTGTAGGTTAGAACGAGCAACGTATTCATCACGAGCAATCAAAGCTTCTAGTTCCTTAGAGCCTATTATACGCCCTTGGAATATTCTTGATGCTTTGAGAGTGATGTATCTACGAGCTACTTCTGGTAAGCTGTCCCAAGGAAGTAAACGAGTTTGGTTTACTGTCAGGTCGCTTGTGAAAGTCGTTGTATTATTCTTGCGGTCAAACAAAGTTGCTCCACGCTGAACAATATCTAAAGATGTATCTACTGGGTCAAACTGAATGATGTCAGTAGTAAGAGTTATAGAACCATCTGCAGGGGAATACTTTACATTCTCTTCTGTATTAAAGTGCCATCCTTCGGTCTGTACCTCTTTGCTTATTTCATTGAGGACAGACTTAGCTGTAGAAGCTGAAACAGGTAAGTTAGTGGTGCTTATACTGTTCACTGGGGCTTCCCCAATATGACCTAGCATAGAGTTTACTGCTTCAAGTTCGGTTGTTAATGTTGCCATATTTATTTATCTTTCTTCTTAGGAAACCCTTTCTTCATATTGTCGTATGACTTCTTGGATATAGTAGATTTCTTTTTACTGCGGCTGATGCCTAGTTTCTTGCGTTTATTTATATTTTCGTAGAGGGACATAATTTAACATTTCCATTGTTTAAGGGCTAAAGCTTTAAGAGTAGGTCTACCTTTAGGACATATCTTATCCATATTATTTTCCGACTTTCTTTATCGCAAGGTTATGTGCTTGGGTGAAGGAGTTGCCTTGTTTCATCTTATCCTTCATAAAATTCATGTGCTTCTTAGAATGGTGCTTCTTATGCTTAACAAGCGTAAGTTTTTGTCGTTTAGTTAAAGAAGCCATTAGTAACTTGGTTTAGACTTTTTAGTCTTCTTCTTTTTAATTTTTAATTTAGGTCTGTACATAATTAACATTTCCACCTTCTAAGAGCTAAAGCTTTACGAGTAGGTCTACCTTTAGAATCTTTCATAGCTCCTTTAACACCAGACATTCTAGCACAAAAGCTACGCTTTCTAGCTCCGCCTTTTGGTTGTGGGGCTTTAAGATTTGAACCTGTCTTTTTATTGTAGTAGTCACGACCTTTCTTGGTCAGTCCACCTTTATCAGACTTATGTTCTTTTCGTAATGATACACCTTTTCGTTTCATATAATAAAAAAGCCCCCCAAGGGATTAACCAAGGAGGGCTTTGACTTAAGAGGGTTTATGCAGGAAGAATCTTCACTGAACACTCAGGGCGAAGGACACCATGACCCATTGCATACTTAGCAACGAATAGTGTACCTTGACGCTCGATTTGGTACTCGGACTCTGTAGCGAGGTCAAGCAACTTAACAGTACCGATAGCTTCTTTAGTACCAACAAGGATACCATGTTCACCACTGTTGTTAAGTGCGGAGAAGTCACCATTGTAACCTACTCCACTTCCACCGAAGATGTCATTGTTTGCAGAACCATCATCATTGTCAGCACTGGACTGGTCAACAGAGATGTTACCTTCAGCAATAACTTCGAGGAAGTTGTTACTCTTTTGGAGTTGAATACCTGCAACTTCAACTACTGTACCGCGAGCAGCATCAGCAGAACCACCAGAGGTGTCTTTGTTGATAGCAACATTATCAGCAGTCAATAGCTTGTAGTATTGAGCAGGAGTAACGATAGCGTAACGTCCTTCACTTGGAGCGTCTACTTCGTCAAGCTTAGTAGCAGCCGCATATAATGCGTCGATGATACCAGAAGTGGTGTTAGTAGTTGCACCTGAGATTGAGTTACCGCCAGCTTGAGGAGCAGAAGCACCGGCAGATGCAGCAGCGAAGAGTGTCTTCATTGTTGCGATGTCGAAGCGTTTTGCTAGAGCTTTTCCAAGCTCGCTTGCGTAGATAGAACGCACGTCGTAGTGGCTCTTTAGTTCATCAATGTTAGCAATGAATGTGGATGATACAAGAACATCATCGATAGTGATGACACGCTCGTTCATTCCAATGCTGCTTAACATTGAGTTACCTGAGTCAGCGATGTTGACTCCGGGTGTGTGATACTTTGCAGTTGCTATTCCACTGACAGGGAACTGAGCAGACTTACCAGATGAGATTGTCCTCATCATGTGTAGGTCTTTCATGACATTGTTTTGTTCAAAAGCAGTCAAGATTTCTCCTGAGAAGACTTTGAGAAACAATGCGTCATTATCAGAACCGCCAGAAATAAGACCACTGCGACTTGGGGATGTATTACCATTTGCCATAATTTTTGTCTTTCTTTAATAGGGTTATAATTTTAGTTTATTGTTTTTTGCCTTCGATTATCTGCTTACCAAATGTTATCCTCCTCAGAGGGCATTGTGCTTACTAATCTTAAACGAAAGTTATAGGAAGGTCATAGCTCTTTTAGCGTATGCTTCCAGATGTTGTTGCTTATAATCTTGGCGTGGGGTTTCTACTCGTCTCCAAGCACCACCACCACCATTCCATATAAACAACCAATGCTTAACAGTTACCTCTATTCCTTGCCTTTGAATGTGCTTTGAATAGTGTCGTAATACTGTATAAGCAATCTCTTTAGAAATTGTTGGGTCGAAACAATCTTCATGCGTGAGGCTTTCACCACTGATGCGGTTGTAGTCTTTAACCATGATAGACGTAATTTGATAATAGCCAAAGGCTTTACCATTATCCCCAGTAACCTGTGGGCTACTATTCGGATACACTTCCCACAGAGGGATTTTTGACACGAAGTCGGAGAGATACAGAATTTCATTTGCTTTTAATGGGTGGGCTAGGAACACAGCTAACGCTAGTATGTATAAGGATTTCATTCATGTTATTTAATTGTCGATGAACCGAAGTAGAAACCAACAATGGCTAGCACTGTTTGTCTTATCTCCGGTAGGATGACGTACCCTGATAGGGTTTCATATGATGTACTACTAAACAGTCCAAAGAGATACTTGCTGTCTTTACCAACAGTAATCCCTTCAGGACTGTGAGCTAAAATAAATGGAGCTACTACAACTCCAAACAGAACAGTAACTACGATAAGCCGTCTTACCCATTCACCACCACGCTTTGCTGCTTGGTTGTGACTTTCATCAGAAGCCTTCTGTTTAAGAAGAACTGCTTGTAGGTTTGCTTGTTGATTTGCAGCAAGTGTACCAATGAGTTTAAAGATAAACCCAGACGCACTACCGCCTATCATAGCTATAAGTTCTGTTGTCATATTTATATTGCTGTTGTAACTGCTAGTCGTTGTTCAACTAACTTTCTATATCCTGCGTCTTCAGCATACTTAGCGTCTCTCATTGCTCTTGTGACTTCAGCGGCAGAACCAAAAGGTTTGACACCAGCGTCACTAGCAGAAGTACCGCCTTTCTCTAGCGATGGCTCACCACCTCCTAGAGATTTGTATTGAGCGTACAAGCCTTTAACTGCAACAGTTGCTTGGCTAGTAGTGCCACTCTCTACAATAGTATTATAAGCATCTAGCTCATCATCGGCTAGGTTCTCACCTGCCCATTTAGCCATAGCCTCATACTCCGATAAGCCACCAACAGTTTCGTGGATGGATGAAGTCTGGGCATCAACTAATGATTGCTGTCCTGCTATATATGCATCGACCATTTCTTTGGGGAGACCAGCCTTAGCAAGACCCTCATAGGTCTTATCGGATAGTTCCCCATTGTTTGTAAATTCTTCAGAAGCGTTGGTGATAACCTCGTTAGATGGAGAAGCAGGTTCTTCCTTGGAAGCCTTTTCTTCTTTCTTTTCTTGAGGGTCTGACTGCTTCTTTTCTAAAGCAGAATAAGCCTTTGCCATATCTTCGGCAGACTCAAACTTCTCTGGTAACCACGCTGGACGCTCATTTTCAATAGGGGTCTCGGTCTCTTCCACTTGTTCAGTTTCAGATTTAATACTTTGACCTCTAGCTTTAGCAGCCTCTTCTTGCATTTCGGCTTGCTTTTCAAGTGAGATATTTTCTTCCTCACTGTGTTCCTGTATAACAACTCTTTCCATATTACTCGCTTATTTGTTGATTCATATTCGCTCCTTCTTGAGCGTTTGATATTTGGGAACTAATAGCATTTACGCCATTAGGTATAGCAGCTTGCATCATCGCTGCTTGTTGGGCTTGCTGTGCCTCCTGTTGCATCTCTTCAGGACTCTTGATTAACTCTTGAGTCTTGATACCTAGTGAGGTTGCTCTGCGTTTAAAGTATTCACTCACATTAACAAACTGAGCGACTGCTTCTGCACCAACAACTTGAGCTGCTCCGGCAAGGAACAAGTCAAGTTTCTGTAAATCATTGCCACGACCTAGTGCTTCAACACCAGTAATAATAACTGGGTTGACTACATTCTTAGGTAGCTCTGGTAATGATTTCTTTTTCTTCATTACTACCAGTAGTCTATTGACCATTGGCATCTGAAGTTCTGTACTAAGTAATGAGTAAAGACCACCAAGGGCAGACTCTAGTTCTATACTTAACATTCTTATTTCTTCAGCAGTTACACGTTCAGCTTGGCGAACAACTCCTGATGTAAGTAAGAAGGCGTGTCCAAGTCTATCCTTAATTTGATTGATAGTTTCTTGGGCAACACGAAAGTCATTAAATTTATTTAGCTGAAGGACTGATACATCTGCTGCGTTGCCTTGAGAGATAGCACCATTGGGTGACTCTGCAAGTGTCTTAGCTCTTGTAGTTCCATTAG